AATTGATGAAAAGCTTGCACTAGAATCAATTGTTGTAGACGCTACTAAGGAAGCAACCCTGGATGATGTTTCAGAAGGTCTTGCAGCTACTCAGGTAGAAAGACTTCGCACTCTTGCAGAAGGCCTAGAGTATACTGGCGCTGATGCATATCGCAAGAAGCTTGAAATTGTCAAGGAGAATTATTTCTCCAAGAAAACCAGATCTACACCAGCCACAGGTCTAATCACTGAAGAGATCGATGGTGATGATCAAGAGCAGGCCGCTAGATATACCGCTCCAGGAATGGACAGGTATGTTCAGGCTATCACTAAAGCTGTAAAGTAATTTTTTTATAAATAAAACTAGCCTACATAAAGGTTAATTTAAGGGAGAAGAGTAAAATGTCAATTCTAGCTGAAGAAATTCAAAGAAAGTGGCAGCCTGTGCTAGAGCACAGCGATTTGCCATCAATCAGGGATACGCACAAGCGTGCCGTAACCGCACAAATTCTTGAGAACACAGAACGTGCTCTTAACGAAGGTCGTTCGGTAACCGGTGGTGCATCATTCCTTGGTGAAGCTGTTCCTACCAACGCAACTGGTTCAAATGTCGATAACTTCGATCCAGTTCTTATCTCGCTCGTTCGTCGTGCGATGCCAAACCTAGTTGCTTACGATGTCTGCGGCGTTCAGCCAATGACTGGTCCAACTGGCCTTATCTTCGCAATGCGTGCTCGTTACGCTGCTCAGGATGGCACCGAAGCATTCTACAACGAAGCTAACACTGGCTTCGGTGCTCGTGGTGGTTCCAACACTGGCGCGACTGCAGCTGGTTACGGCGCTGCAACAGACGTAGGTGGCGGTGCTAATAACATCGGTACATACCCAGTTGGTTCAAACAACGCTGGCAATGGCGACTACAACTTCGGTGGTGGTATTAATACTGCTACTTCAGAAGCTCTAGGTTCGAACTCTACAGCAATCTTCCCAGAAATGGCTTTCTCAATTGAGAAGGTTACCGTTTCTGCGAAGTCACGCGCTCTAAAGGCTGAATACTCGCTAGAGCTGGCTCAGGATCTTAAGGCTATTCATGGTCTGGATGCTGAAACAGAACTTTCGAACATTCTTTCGGGTGAAATTCTTGCTGAAATCAACCGTGAAGTTATCCGTACGATTGTTATCACTGCTAAGCAGGGTGCATCAGAAGGTACAACTACTGCAGGTATCTTCGATCTTGACACCGATTCAAACGGCCGTTGGTCAGTTGAAAAGTTCAAGGGTCTTATGTTCCAGGTAGAGCGTGAAGCTAACCAGATCGCTAAGGGTACCAGACGTGGTAAGGGTAACGTAATCATCTGTTCATCAGACGTTGCTTCGGCACTTCAGATGGCAGGCGTTCTTGATTACGCTCCAGCTCTTAACTCAAACAACCTACAGGTTGATGACACAGGCAATACCTTCGCTGGTGTTCTTAATGGTCGTCTCCGCGTTTATGTTGATCCATATGCAGGCAACAACTACATGGTTGTTGGTTACAAGGGTTCGTCAGCATTTGACGCAGGTCTGTTCTACTGCCCATATGTTCCACTACAGATGGTTCGTGCAGTTAACCCAGACACCTTCCAGCCAAAGATCGGCTTCAAGACTCGTTACGGAATGGTAGCCAACCCATTCGCTGGCGGTGCTGATGCTGCTTCACCAGGCCTTGGTGCTCTTACACAAGATTCAAACGTGTACTACAGACGTCTGATCGTAAACAACCTAATGTAATAGCAATAGCTAGCATTAGCAAAACTAGGGAGGGGGCTCGAAAGGGTCCCCTCTTTTTTTGTATGGATAAATAGAGGGGATTATTACAGATCTCAGATCCATGATAATACTATTCTGTTGGGTGCAATACCCCTTATATACGCAATTCGATAGGTAGGCAACAGTAAAAATGGCTAATCCACAAACCAGTATGCTATCACCAATTAATTTTGGTTTTGTACTAGATAAGACTCCAAACACGAACTATCTCGTGCAGAAGGTTGACATTCCTGGAATGCAGCTAGGTATCGTAGAAACACCTACTCCAGGCTTTGTACGTATTGTCAACCCTGGTAATATCGCGTATGGTGATCTTTCGGTTACGTTCAAGGTGGGTGAGGATCTATCCGACTATCTAGAAATCTTTAACTGGATGGTAGAACTCGGACATCCTGATAACGGTGAACAATACAACAGGACGTTTCATGATGCAGCTGTGATGATTATGGATAGCGCTAAGAGACCGATAATTACTATCAAGTTCACAGACGTTATACCAATGTCTCTATCTCCGCTTGAGATGGACTCTACCCTACAGGGCGTTCAATACATGGATGCTACAGCTACTTTCAGGTTCCAAAGATTCTTCTACGAGACAATTTAAGTTGACCTTAATGCTGAATTGATGTATACAATAGTATGGTCACGTTTATTATGTTGATAGGGTCACAAGGTTATGAAGTTAGAATCAATCTTTGAGTTATGGGAACAAGATAGCCACATCGACCGCAATGTGCTCGATGAAGAGGCGCTTAAGTTATCAAAACTCCATCATAAATATCATAAGATATACACCAACGAGAGAATGCTTCTCCGTAAGTATGAGGCCGAGCTAAAGACGCTAAAGCTCGATAAGTATGAGTTCTACACTCAAGGCCCGACACAAGAGACCCAGACTAAGGGTTGGCAGCTACCTGCTATAGGTAGGATTATCCGTTCTGATGTCGGTCAGTATATAGATGCTGACAAGGATATCATCGAACACACGCTAAAGATTGGAGTCCAGCACGAGAAGATCGAGCTACTTGAATCTATTATCAAAACTGTATCAAATCGAGGATTCCAGATTAAAACTGCCGTCGATTGGATCAAGTATACCGGGGGCGGTTAATGGCCGATAGAGTACACCTACAATATGTTAACGAGTCTTTCTGTAGAGTAAAAGCTAATGCCTCTATTGTAATGGAGTTGTCAGATACTTTAACATACTTTAAAGAAAACTACAAGTTTGATCCCAAGTACAAAGCTAGAGTGTGGGACGGTAAGATCCGACTACTTAATAAACTAACTGGTGTACTTTACACTGGACTGGCTCACAGAGTTATGAAGTTTTGTCAGGCTAATGACTACGAATTCTCGTTCGATGATCAACTTATGTATGACAACATATCGGTTCAAGAAGTAGTTGATCATCTTGATAGATTAGATTTACCAGAGTGGCTCGACAGACGAGAGTATCAGACTGATGCTATTGTTAAGTGCCTGAGGTCGAGACGCAGAACATTGCTGTCCCCAACCTCATCTGGCAAGTCCTTTATGATATATGCTATTACCACTTGGTATAAGCAGAAGACTCTAATCATAACGCCTACTATTGGTCTTGTCACCCAGATGAAGTCTGACTTTGAATCGTATGGATACAAAGGCAAGATACACGTATCGACAGAAGGTCTCCAGAAAGACAATGACATTGATGCTGATGTAGTTATTACAACGTGGCAATCTCTAGACAACGGCAAGACAAAAGTTCCTAAGTCTTGGTACAATCAGTTTAAGGTTGTGTTTGGGGATGAGGCACATGGTGCTAAGGCTACCACTCTGATTAAGATTCTCTCGTCTATGGAGAATACACCATATCGGTTTGGTACTACTGGTACACTGGATAACAATAGTTTAAACAAAGCTACTATTGAGGGATTGTTTGGTGCTCCGTATCAAACAACTACAACCAGAGAGCTAATTGACGGTGGTCATGCTGCTGACATCAAGATCAAATGTATCGTTCTGAAGTATCCCGAAGAAGTTCGTAAAGAATTTTATAAAGGAACTCCCGTACCAGGAATGAAGAAAAAGAAGTACAAGACCTATCAAGAAGAGATTGACTTCCTTGTCGAATATGAGCCTAGAACAGAGTTCATTAGGAATCTAGCGCTATCCCTTAAAGGTAACAAGCTAGTGTTCTTTAGGCTTACAGATCACGGTGAGAAGCTGTATGCAGCGCTTTCAGGCAGCACCAATGCATTCTACATTGATGGATCCATTAGTGGTGATAAAAGAGAGCAAATCCGTAAGGCTATCGAAGATGAGGAGAATGCAATCCTCGTAGCAAGTTTAGGAACCACATCTACTGGTGTGTCTATTAATAAGCTACACCACATGATTGCTGCTTCACCATCTAAGTCTAAGATTAAGGTCCTTCAGTCCATTGGACGTATGCTAAGACAACATGATGAAAAGACACATGCTACCTTATACGATATTGTTGATGATATTAGCTATGGGGCCAAGAGTAACTTTACTCTAACCCACTTCCAAGAACGAGCTAAGATATACGATCACGAGCAGTTCGACTACAAAATATATAATGTGAGGCTCAAATGATACTTATTTTTAAACTAGTTGACGGGCAAGAAATAATTGGCCAAATCGAAGAAAACCTGTTGACTATCCCTGATTTTTATACTATAATGGACCCTATGTCTATCATGGATAGTACTTCATATATGGAAGAGGCTGGTTATGGTGGTATGCGGTTAAAGGATACCCTGTTGTTATCAGATGATGAATCGATCACTATACCATCTAAGTTCTGTATAACAACGTACAACCCATCTAAGAGCCTTGTTGCTTATTACACAAAAGCAAGTTTGTATTACAGAAAATATACAAAGAAAGATATAGATAAACAAATCGAGGAAGCTGCTGCAGATATGGAGCAGTCCATTCACGAGCGGGAATCCTCTACAAAAACTATAGCAGAAATACTATCTAAACTATCAATACCTAAAGGAAGATTACATTGAGCAACCATTACGTCGATAACAAAAAGCTGTATGGGGAGATGATCAAATACGTCAACAAATACCATGCAGCAAAGGAAGCGGGTGAGTTGCCTCCTAAAGCATCCAATTATATTGGAGAGTGCATCTATCTCATCGCCACTCGTTTAGCTACCAACCGTAACTTCATTGGGTACACGTACAAAGATGAGATGATTGGTGATGCTATTGAGAACACGCTTAGATATCTTCACAACTTTGATCCAGAAAAGTCAAAGAATCCGTTTGCATATTTTACTCAGATCATGTATTATGCATTCTTGAGACGAATTGAGAAAGAGAAGAAGCAGTCATATGTTAAGTATAAGACTATGGAAAACTCAATTGCAATGAATAGCCTTGTACAGATGGCGCCAGACGATCAATCTCACTTCCAGGCAGTTGTTGTCGCGATGGACTATGACAAGTTATCTGCTCTTTCAGATAAGTATGATTCTAAGCCTTCTGTAAAGAAGCCACCTAAGAAGAAAGGTGTAGAGAAGTTTATCGGAGACGATGATGAGCAGATTTAACAACGTACCTGTAATTATTCAACAGATGGTAGAGGATATCCGATCTCCATCGACCCCTACCCATGTCAAATACAACAAGATTACTGTGATCGAATCTGTAAGAGATTACTGCAACCTAGCAATTAAAGATCATGAAAAAGAAGTGCTGAAACAGCAAGCTAAACGTCGATAGGAATTATTATGAAGGTTGCTTTGATTACCGATACCCACTGGGGTGCTCGTGGAGATAGCCTTGCGTTTGCAGACTACATCCGCAAGTTTTATCAGAATACGTTCTTTCCATACTTAAAAGATAACAACATTAAGCGTATCATCCACCTTGGAGATATCGTAGATCGACGTAAGTATATCAACTACGTCACGGCTCGTCGCTTAAAGGAAGATCTATTCATCCCCTGCCATGAGAATGGTATTGAGTTGGATGTTATCATTGGCAACCACGACACTTCGTTTAAGAACACAAACGAAGTGAACGCCATGAATGAGTTGTATTCTCACTCGTCTATCAACTTCCGGTATCACTCAGATCCTATTGAGTTAGATGTAGATGGCTTGAAGATTGCATTGTTGCCTTGGGTATGCTCTGGCAACTTCAATGAGTCGATGGAGTTTCTCAAGAACACAGATGCCCAGATCTTGTTTGGTCACCTAGAGATCCAAGGCTTCGAGATGTATAGAGGAGCCTTCAATGATCATGGCTTTGAGTCTAATATTTTTGATAAGTTTGATATTGTGTGCAGCGGCCACTTTCATCATCGTTCTAGTCGTGGTAACATTCACTATCTTGGGTCTCCTTATGAAATTACATGGTCTGACTATAATGATCCTCGTGGTTTTCATATATTTGATACGGACACGCGGGAGATAACCTTCATCCAGAATCCTTATCGTTTGTTCAATAAGATTCACTATACTGATGTTGACAAGACTATGGATGAGGTCCTAGATGTGGATCTTGAGGCGTATAAGGACACATACATCAAGGTTGTTGTTCATCAGAAAACAAACCCATTCTGGTTTGATCTGTTCATCGAGAAACTAGAGAAGGCTGGTGTCATTGACCTACAGGTAGTGGATGACCACCTCAACCTCAACCTAGAAGATGATAGTGACATTGTAGATGAAGCAGAGGATACGCTGACTATCTTGAAGAAGGTGGTTGAGGGTATTGATTCGACCGTTCCGAAAAAAGAGCTTGACAATTTTCTTACTTCGTTGTATAATGAAGCTTTGTACGTGGAGTAATGTATGACATTGGAACAATGGCTTGATGAGCGTGAAGGTTTTGGCGGGCCTCGCATGTATCGTTTGATGGATGATATCAATTCACCCAATCCTGGATATAATGATATGATGTTAAAGTGGTTACATGCTGCGTGGCAAGTCGGGCACGATCATGCACTTCTTAAATTTCAGGATGATGGTAAATGATAATCTTTAAAAAGCTACGATACCAGAACCTATTATCGACTGGCAATCAATTTACTGAGCTCGATCTCAACAGATCGAAGTCGACTCTCGTTGTTGGAGAGAATGGAGCAGGTAAGTCAACGTTCATTGAGGCGTTGACTTTTGCCTTGTATGGTACGCCGTTCCGTAACATTAACAAGCCACAGCTTATCAACTCCATCACAGGAAAGAACCTAGTCGTTGAGCTAGAGTTTAGTATTGGTAAGAAAGAGTACATGGTCCGTCGAGGTATCAAGCCAAGTGTGTTTGAGATCTTCCTAAACGGTCAGCTTATCAACCAGACAGCCGACATTCGTGAATACCAGGAGATGCTTGAGAAGCAAATCTTGAAGCTCAACTTCAAGTCGTTCTCTCAGATTGTTGTTCTTGGATCTGCTAACTATGTTCCATTCATGCAGATGAAGTCTCAGGATAGACGTAAGGTTGTTGAAGACCTTCTCGACATTCAGATTTTCTCGGTAATGAACAGTCTATTGAAAGAGAAGCTACAAACTAATCGTTCAGACTTACAGGATGTAGACTATAAGATTGATCTGTGTCAGCAGAAGATTGATATGCACCGTAAGCATATTGATACGCTGAAAGCTAATAATGATGAGTTGATCGAGCAGAAGCGTCAAAAGATTCGGGAACACCAAGAAGGTGTTGACAATCACAGCATCGACATCGAAACATTGATCGAACAGGTCGAAGCTCTTAACCAGCAAGTTGCTGACCAGGATAAGGTTACGAATCGCAAGACGAAACTTGTCCAGATGGAAGCTAGTCTTGAGGATAGAGTTCGTAAGCTGAACAAAGAGATTCAATTCTTTTATGACCATGATAACTGTCCTACTTGTAAGCAGGGTATCGACCACGACTTCAAGAACGAGACCATTCAGTCTCGACAGTTGAAGACTCAGGAAGTATCAGAGGCTATCAGTAAGATCGAGACTGAGATTGAAGGTGCTACTAATCGTCTAACTGCGATAGCAGAGATCAACAAGTCTATCATATCGATCAATACTAAGATTCAAGATAACAATCAACAGATCAAGTTCCTCAATCGGTACATCACCGATCTCACTAAAGAGATTGAGGCTCTGGAAGATCGCATCGGCGCTACCGGTGTACCACCTCGGGCCGAGCCGCTGCTGGGCCGGGACAGGCGTGACGTAGTCGCCGAGGACCGTCGACATCCGCCACGTCGTCGT